GTTTTGTACAGCATCAAGACAAGAACTGGAAATAAGAAAACAATTCATTGATATGATAGGTGTTGTGTATAATGACAGGAAGGCTTTAAATGGATTGGAGCTAGATTTATATTTTCCAAAGTTAAACAAGGCTATAGAATATAATGGTGATTACTGACACTGCAATCCAAGTTTATATGACAGTGTTTATTTTAATAAATATAAACAGCAGTTTGCTCATGAAATATGAGAACGTGATAGAATAAAGCAGAAGTTGTGTGAAGATCAGAATATTGATCTTTTAATAGTATGAGAACAGGATTACAAGGATAACAAGCAATTGGAGTTGAATAGAGTAAAAGAATTTATAAGAGGACACTAAATGAAACCAGACTGAAATTTACATAATACATATAATAACCCTGAACATAAGCTATTCGATTCGCTGACTACAGAGTTTAATAGCATCACAGGGTTTCCTGTATACTATTATAGACTGATAGATACTGGTGATGCTGACAGTTTGTATGGTGAATACCCCAATTCTAAATTTTCAGAGCCATATAGTACTAAAGTTGTATATACACCTTCTTATGAAGAGAATTTGCTGGATGTTTTTGGGTTTGTTGGAAATGATACTCTTGAGTTTATGTATATCACTAAAACATTATTTAGTATAGATGTGTCATCTACTGAAAAGCCTAAGCCTGGTGATGTAATAAAAGCACTGTGAAATAACAAGACATATGAGATCACTAAGGTAGGCTCTGAACAAAAGATATTTCAGGGCAAGAAAATGATCTGAGAATTTATATGTAAGCCATATGTGCATAGTGAAGAGTCTGATTCTGCTGATGATATGTTAAATAAAGTATTGACTGATGTTGAATTTCCAGAAATTAATATAACAACAGAGACGGAAGAATTAAGTGCTTATGGTGATAATGATGACATTACTGATGAAGCAAGTAATATTTCTAATGATATTGATAGTGCAGTATATGGTTATTAAAGGAATATAATATGAGATCATTTTTTTATTATGGTGCTATAAAGAAAAGTATTATTAAATTTTTATCAATATTTGATGATATGCAAATAGCTAAATATAATGGTGATGGTGAAATACTTAAATATGTCAATGTACCAATAAAATTTATGCCAAAACAGAAATTTTATAGTTGATTAAATCTTAGAAGTCATGAAAAAAGATATCCAATGATAGGTGTTGAACTTACAAGTATAGATTTTGATGCATCAAGGAAAACTGGTGAATATGAAAATATAAAGGTGAGTATAGGTGAGGAATCGACAGTATATACAACCAATCTTGTTCCCTATAATTTGGGCTTTACTATGTCCATTGTAACTGAATATATAAGTGAACAGGATCAAATTAATGAACAGTTATTGCCTTTCTTTTCACCATATGTTTTTACGAAAATAAATATACCAGAAGTGGATATAGATTGAGATATGCAAGTAATATTTGAGGGTGCTAGCATAGATACTGAAACTACCATAGATGATGATGCTATAAGAAATATACTATGAACACATACTTATGTTGTTAAAACATGATTATTAAAGCCAACTACCACTATAGATATAATCAAAAAGATAAACTATAAATTTTATTTGTCAGATACTTCATGGGATCAAAGAACAACAACAGAAACAATATCTGGTGGTGGTTTTGAGCAAGAGGAACTGTTAATTATTGGTAGTAAAGATGATGATGAAATATTGGCTAAATATTTGGTGTTTAATGATGAATAAAGGAATTAAATAATGGACATTTCAAAAGCAATCGGAAATAAATTTCAAATAATTTTTCCTGTATTACCATTTAAAACTAGTATATCTGATAATGATCAATTCAGATTAAATATAATAGATGGTCTTTTACCATCTATAAACTTAACAGCAGAAGATGTGCCATGGAGAGGTGGGAATGTTGTATATGAAAGAGGATTTGAAAATTTTGGTGATTGGACAACAAAATTTGCTATAGATTCTAATTTTTATTCATGATTGACATTGGCTGAATGAATGTTTTCAATTGCTAATAATGCTGATAATTTTGGTCTTGATGATCAATCACACACAACAGATTGTAACTTACACATGTTAGATAATTTCAATAATAAGATAATTGACATACAGTTCATTAATGTATGACCACAAGCATTAAGTGATGTATCACTATCCTATCAAGACAATAATGAAGTTTTGACATGTGATGTGACATTTAAATTTGATAGATTTAATATTTTATAATGTTTTTTTATAAATAATATATAAATATAATAAAACGCTTCAAGTAATAATTTACTTGATAATACTTTAACAAATAAAGGAGAATAAAATGGCTTTTTACCTAAGTCCACAAGTAGCAATACAAGAAATAGATTTAAGCACAACAATTCCTGCAGTATCCACATCAATTGCGTGTATTGTATTAAGAGATACATATAAGGGCCCTGAAATGTCACAGGAATTTGTAACATCTGAAACTGAATTAATAGAAAAATTCGGACAACCTAAGAAAAGAATATATAATCACAGTGGCACAAGTATTGTGTCAGCTAATTGTTATCAAGACATGCTAAATGCAATGGGATTTTTAAAATATGGTAACAAATTATATTGTACAAGAACCATGTCACCCAGTGCTACTTTTTCAGGAGCAATGATTGATGATGCTGGTTCATGGACTGGCTTTAGTACAGCAACAGCATTAACACTCAACACAGAAACCATGACAGGTGATATTGAAGTTGTTGATGAATTTGCTACAGAGATTGATACATCCATGGGTACTGATCATATTTGAATGATTTCACAATCAAGAGGTTTCTGAGGCAATAAAACGAGAATAGCTTTAGTTGATAAAACCACACAAACAGAAATGTTATCAGGTGGACACTCCACTGATGATGTATACAATACAATTATAGGTGTTGATTCAAAACTTGAAAATGAAAGTGATTTCCTTTTAGTTGTACAACATATGGCACAAGGATCAACTACATGACAAACAGTTGAAGTTCATAATGTATCTCTTAATGAAAATTCAATTGATGACACAGGACAAACCAAATTTGCTGAAACAGCTATTAATGATAATTCAAATTATATAAGAATAGCTATACTTGAATCACAAAAAAATCTAGAGACAGTGCCTGCTGATTGGGTAACATCAAGCTTTGTAACATTTACTGGTGGTGCTGATTATGATGGTGATGTAACTGTATCTGATGCGACAATCATAGAAGGATATGAATTATATGATAATCCAGAAGAGCTTGATGTAAACATATTTATTGACAGTAATAAATCTGAAACAGTTAAGAGAACATTGGTTACTATATGTGAAAGCAGACTTGATGCCATGGCTGTTATTGATTGTAAATATGATGATGTTATTAAAAACAAAGGAAGTGAAACTACTGATATTGTTAATTGAAGAAAAGGTATTGACACTCCAAGTTTTAATCAAAATACATCATATGCTGCAGTATATGGTAACTGGTTTAATGTATATTCTAAACATATGAAAGAATATGTATGAATACCAGTAGCAGGTTATATGGCTGGTCTTTTCGCAAGAACAGATAATTTAAGAGATCCTTGATGAGCACCAGCTGGTTTGAATAGAGCTGTTTTAACTGGTGTAAGAAAATTAGCATGGAATCCGGGTCTTGGACATAGAGATTTACTATATAAAAATGGCATTAACCCTATTGTTTCTTTCGCTGGTCAAGGGAAAGTTGTCTGAGGACAAAAAACAATGTTGGATAAATCTTCAGCATTTAATAGAATTAATGTAAGAAGATTGTTCATGATATTAGAAAAAGCTATATCAACAGCTTCAAAATATTTCTTGTTTGAACAAAATGATAGATTCACTTGAGCACAGATGAAAGGTATGATAGAACCATTCTTAAGAGATGTTAAATCCAGAAGAGGTATCTATGATTTTTATTGTCAAATAGATGAAGAAAACAACACACCTGAAAGAATTGATAGAAATGAACTTTGAGCAAGTATATTCATTCAACCAACCAGATCAGCTGAATTTATAGTATTACAATTTGTTGCTACAAAAACAGGTGCTAATTTTGAAGAATTAATTGGTATAGTATAAATAGTATTGTCATATAAATAACATTATAATAAGAGGGACAGGGATTAATTGCCTTGAAAATGACACTTTATTTTCTTACCTCTTTTAAAATATTGTTATATATATACATTTAAATAACGAATCAAAAAATTAAAAGGAGAATATAATATGCCGGGTTGACACATTGACAATTTAAAAAGTAATATAGGGTCTTATGCAAGAGGATATTTATTTAATATGATTTTCACATCAACACCTGTTGATTTAGCTGGTGGTGAGAATAAATCAACTTATCTTGTAAGATCAACTACAATGCCAGATAAAACAATAGAAGTAATTGAAGTACCGTGACAAGGACAAATGCAAAAAATAGCATCCACTAATACATTCGCTGAATGAGAAGTAACATTTAATGTAGATGGTGATGGTTTTATTAAAAAACAAATAGATGCTTGGTCAAAAAAAGTACATGATCCATCAACAAATAATCATGGTATTCCATCCGATTATTATGGTATAGCACAGGTTGAATTATTAAATACACAAGGCAATCCAATTGTTACTTATGAAATAAGAGATATGTGACCATCAACAGTTGGTGCTCTTGATTTAGCACAAGATACAAAAGATGTATCACAACTTACTGTAACATTCACATATAACTATCATATACCATTATAAAGGAGTAAGGTATGAAATTTAAGAATTATTTAAATGAAGTGATATTTAAAGTAGGTGATACAGTAACTATTAAAACTAAAGTGGCTGGATTAAAAAAAGACCATGAAGGTATTATTACAAACATTAATGGTGGATATTATTTAGTATTACCAAAAGGACGTAAAAAGGGACAAGAAGTTGAATTATATAGCAGTGAAATAAAAGCAAGAAAATAACAAAAGGATAAGAATATGTCACTCAAAAAGTTTTTAAACGTGTATGAATTTGAAACTGAACTGCCTGGATCAGGTGAAACAGTAAAGTATAAAGGTTTAACAACCAATACAATGAAAAAGTTAATCATATATCAAAATGAAACTGATCCATTAAAAGAAGAAGAAATCCTTGATTCAGTCATTAAATTGTCATTAGTGGATAGTGTTAGTATTGATGATATGTATATACTTGATAGATATTATTTGTTTATTAAGATAAGAGAAGCAACTAAGGGACGTCTTTTTCAATTCCATCATAATTGTAAACAATGTAAATCTCAGTCTTTGCAATCAATGGATATAAATAAGCTAATAGTAAATAAACCTAAAAAATTTAATAAGAATTTGAATATTTTGAACAATCAAATTGTTTTTGAAATGTCATACCCGATAAGGAAAACACAAAAAAATGTTTTTAAGATAATAGATAAAACATTATCAGATTCTCAAAAAAAGATAGAATTAAGTTTAGCTGATATAGCATCATATATTATAAAAATAACAACACCTGACGGTGATCAGAAGATAGATTATAAAGAATTGATAGATTTTATAGGAGATTTACCGGAAAAAGAACTTGATAATATAAATAAATGAAAAAAGATTAATGATTTTGGTATAAAATTAGAGCATAAAATTAAATGTAAATCGTGTGGGCATGTGGAGGTGGTGCCATTGCCTTTAACAAATTTTTTTTCATAATAACACTGTGTACTAATGATATTTCAATAGAAACAATATTAGAAATGCAGTTTCAGTTATCAAAGTTCGCTAATATAAATATAAGTGAAAGTGAATCAATGTCATTTTTAGACATGGAATTGTACTATAATTTACTAATTAAATCAGAGAAAGAGCAAGAAAGACAATATAAATAATACCCACTTAACGTAATGTTAACGGATTAATATCTAAAGGGTTATATCAATTATGGTATAACCCTTTTTTGTTTAGGAGATATCTATGGCTGATGAAAATAAATCAATAAGAGATAGAATAAGTGAGAACATAAGTGATAACATAAGTGAAGGCTTTAATCAAACAACCAGTGTTATATCTAAGCACACAAGTGAAATCCTTGGTGATGCTCTTGGCGGTTTAATTGATGATGTTAAAGGGTTGACCGATGGTGCTTTGAACATAATTACTGGTAGTTATAAAACTCTGTTTGGAGGTGCCAGTATAGAAGAAGATCAATTAGATGAAACAAAAGAACAAACAGGTATTTTAAATGGTATACTTGGTTATTTTAAACGACAAGAAAAAGCAGAAGCAGTGTCATTTAAAGACAAAGATGATAGAATGAGTCCTGTTATTATAATAGGTGTTATTGCTGCTGCTATAGGAATAGCTCTTGGTGCTGTCATTAGGAAAATATTATTACCGTTTGAAGTAATATATAAAACATTAAAATTTATATCTCTTGGTATTATTGATTTAGTTAAACCTCTTACTATTGGTTTTGGTAGACTTACTGGTGTAGGAAAATATATTTCAAACGTTGTTTTTATGGTTCAGGAATTTTTTAGCAATATAGCATTCAAAATACAGTGAGCAATACGAAGTAGTAAAAATTTAACTAAAATATTTAATATGGCATCTTCTATTTTTAATAAAATAGGAAGTATATTCAAATCTATAATAGGTACATTTTCCAAAGCATCAAGTTTTATAAGTAAGTTACCAGTAATAGGTAAAATTTTAACAGGAATTGTACAAGGTTTTAATAAATTTTTTATACCACTTCAAATGTTAATGAGTGTAATAGATTTTATGCAAGGATTCTTTGGTACAGAAGGCACAATTATTGATAAAATTAAAGGTGGCTTGTTAAGAGTTGTACATGATTTTATAGAACTACCTGTTAAATTGTTGGGATGGGTCACTGATTGATTTCTGGGATTGTTTGACATAAAAATTGATAATGGTTCAGCTAAACCAATAATGGAAGGGCTGATGACAACAGTTAGTTTTTTTCTTGATGCAGTTTTAAATAAAAATAAAA